ATTTCCTATGTAGTTATCTATATTAAAATCACCAAATGCTTTTAAGATATCCATATTCAACTCCTTAATTGGAGAAAAGAATAATCCTAAACGATTTGAATCAACAGGAGCTCTATCAAATGATTTTTTAGTTGCTCTAGCTTTATACGAAAGGTCACCAACTAATGTTTGGTCTTCAAAACGGATTTTATTTCCATATCCAAATCCAATAGAAGGAACATCTGCTGTTACAGTTCTATCATATGGTGTATATTGATACGGATAATTTGATGCGGAGTAAAAATTTTGTGCAAATGCATATGGTTCAGAATATTGTGTACTAATTGCAACATTCTTAATATTATTATCAGCAGTTCTATCTTTTGGATATTCAAAATCCAATCTATATAATAAATCAGAAGTTGATGCTGTATATGAATTACCATTTATTGCATCTGGGAATCTAGTATGATTATCAAACTTACTTCTTTGTAAAGGAACTTTCCATAAACGGAATTCATCTATATCACCAGTATATCCCTCACCACCAATTAATATTTGAGAGCCACTTTCCCATTGGTTATCATTATAAACAATAGACATACTAACCGAAGTTACCATTCGTTGTCCATCCGATGTTCCTAACCAAACTTCATACCAAGAACCAGTACCAGGACTATTATGTCTATTAATTGCTACATTTGAATAGTATTCAGTTGATATTGGGAATTCTAAACTTCCAGTCTTATAATCAGGACCATATGCATATATAATGGTTGAATTTATATATGGTATATTAGTTCCACTTGTTGCAAAATATGTTGATGTTGAATCATTACCACCAAAATTTAATTCCAATCTACCAAATGAACCAGTTGTTTGAACTAAATCTAAAGTCCACTCACTACCACTTACTAAAGTTGCTTTAGTTGGAATGGTTGATGGCTTAATTCTAAATTCAATAGTAGTTGGATATTCGATTGTTGATGGTACTACTTTCCAAGGAACTACTACACTTGAATTTTCATCCAATGATATTGCTGCTGTCCTATCTTCAAAAGTAAATTGATTTATGCCACCATCAACAGGATCTTGAGGTCCGCCAAATTCCATTATTGTCAACATAGATTGTGGTACTCCATAACAAGCTAAAATAGCTTTCATACTTCTAGCTGTACCTTTATGTTTTAATAGGTATGGTAAATTGTTAAGTATTCTTCTCCAAACTTGATTGTTTGCAGCCTCCAATGACATTCCATATTTTTGAGTTCCATCTTTATATGTACCAAAGGCGTATTCCCATAGTAATTCAGAATTAAATGCTCTTTTAGAATCCCAACCAAATGATTTTAATAATTCATTGATAAATTCATCCGATACACCATCAACTTGTTTCTGCTCTAATACTTTGGCTTTTTTTAATCCATTTATATATCCCCACAATATATCAAAGTGTTGACCTATCATATCTAAAAATGTAACAAATTCAGAATTATTTGTATCATCTTTAATATAACTTGGTACATTATTAACTAAATAATTTGCATTGAATTTATCGTAATAATTTGCAGATGTTATAATTTCATTATACCAAATTCCAACTTGTACACTATTTGAATCTTTTAAAATATAATCAGTATTATTTTTTAATATATCGTATCCTAATTCTTTTGGATATGCTAAAGAGTCTGTTGATGTGTATATATAATTTTCAAATCCATCGAATCCATTTATTAATTCATTTATTTTTCCTAAAGTTGTAGATGCATCTGTTACTACATAATAAGAGCCAGTATATCCCGTATTTGATATTGAACCACTTGCAACTAAATCATTGTATTTTTGTTTATATACATTAATTAAATCAACTTTATATATGAAATTATTAACTCTCTCTTCTGCTGAACTAAAGTGTACAAAATTTTCCCAATTATATTCCAAACCATTTGTATATTGTATTCCTAGCTTTGTAGTATCAATACCTAATGTTTGAGCGTATTTGTTTATTAATTGATTTGATGTATTAGAACCACTAGCAACCAACTCATCATATATTTTAAATCCTATTTGATTTGAATCTACATTTAATGAAAAGTTAGGTCCTTTTAATGGTGGGCATTCTGTTGAAACATTTTTTGATAATGATACCTTTTCTATTATTGGCGTTGAAACCAATTTTGAAATCCAAACCAAATCATTTGGTTGAACTGTGGTTGGTATTGGTTCGTATAATTTTAAAATCAATGAATCATTACTACCTGTCCAAGTTGTTACAACTTTATTATTTCCATTACCTAAATGTAATAAATGATTTAAGTATTTTGAAGTAGTATCATTAAAAATAGTTTCATCGAATTGAGAAATAAATCCATTGGCCAATCTATTTAATGCTACATTTCTTGGTATTTCATAACTACTCTTATGAAATTTAATTTGTATTTTTTCAACTTTACCAGTTACTACTTCAAATCCACTTATATTATAAGGAATTAAATCCAAACTTAATATTATAAAATCATCACTTTCAGATACATTTGTTGTTGATTCATCTAAAAAAGCTTGAAAATTTAAATTTATCTTTCCGCTAGATGGAGCTTTTATTTGAGTAGTAGAAGGTCCTCCTTGTATTATTACATAGTCTGTATTAATACTATCATATGCAATATTAAACTCAACATTAGTACCACTATAATCAGGACCATATATTTCAGATGGGTATGTTATATTTCTAATATCAGGAACACCAACATATGTATCATCAACAATTGAAAGTTGCTGTTGAATAGTATTTCCATCACCAAATGAATTAGATGCTACTAATATAATTTTATAAGTACCAATTACAGAGAATGCATTTGCTGGAATTATTATACCGTGAGTTTGTGCCGCTGAGTCAGTTACATCAAATTCATATTTATTTTTTCCAATATAAGCTGTAATTTTGCTAACTGCGGTATTTTTTGTTACTGCAATTGGCATATCAGCTTTAGAATTTATATTATATCTTCTAGAATCAGAATTTACAAAATCAATTGTTGGATTTCCACTTGTATTATACTCACGAGTAATTTCTGATTTAACATCTATAACATATACATCCGAGTCAACGGTAAAACTAGTAGTTACGCTATCTAAATCATCTTTAGCAAGTATCTCTTTTGATATTGCATTTGCTTTAGATACTTTTATTGAAGTTATTCTATGTTTTCTAATATCAGAAGATGCGATTTTATGTACAATTCCAAATTTACTATCAATTGTAACAGTATCTGTACTCAGATATGCTATATCTGTATCGTTTGTGATTATTCTAACAGAATCTTTAGCTCCTTTAAAATTAACAGTTATTTTTGAAGTTGCTATTTCAGTATCTATTGGTACTATTGAAATAGTTTTTACTAAATTATTAAATTTTAAAGGAATTAGTAAATCATTTTGATTATAATCAAATGGTACGATTTGTCCATTTGAATAATAAGTAATTTGTAATTTATATGGATATTGTTCTGTATATACTGGCGTTTGATATATTGGATATAATCCTATACTACCATTCCAAGTTAACGAATTATTATCTATTAAAATATTTTTATTATAATTGCCATTTTCAACTATGCTTACTATATATTTTTCAGTAGTTGAATAACCACCTTTACTAACAGTTATTTCTTGATTACCATGTTTTAATAATTCTTCATACGAAATTTTAATCTTAGTATTAGTTGATGATAGTGTAGGATTTCCATTTAAAATAACATCAGCCTTTTCGTTTGCTGATATGAATAAAGTAAAATTTGTATTTTCGTTTATTGTACCTATATATTTTGGGTCATTCGAAACACCAACAGAAGGGGTACTTACACTACCACCACCACCAGATGATACACCAGCACCACCACTATAAATGTCAGCATTCATTGTGAATTGTGTATCTGCTTGGTTAGCCCAAATACCATTATCAAAAAGTCCTATATCATCTTTGTTTATCATTATCTATAAGTATTTTTTATAATAATTCTTGACGATATTGTTCATATGCCATCTCAACTAATGTGTTATTATTATATTCATTTTTTATATATGCTCTTGAGCCGCCACCAGAACCGCCACCACCAGATTGTGGAGGATTTGGTGGATAAAAAATAACCTCAGGCAATTCTATTGGTTGCTCTTTTTTAATTTGCAATTCAAATTCTAAAGTTTTTTCGCTTTCCGTTGGTTTTTTTAAATCAACAACTTTTAATATAGGGCTTGCTGTATCTACAATTAAATCCGATTGCTTTGTTTGTAATACCGATGACACAGAATCTATACTTTCATCTTTCAGTATAGTTGGTTTTGGAATATCCTCATTTCTTTTAAGAATATAAAAATCCAAAGTTTCTATTAATATTTTTTCAAAGTCTTTAACAATAGTATTTTTTGACAATTCCAATACAGGATTTGTTTTTTTTGGTTTTCCGTAATTTACATCATTTAAATTATATACTCTATTTGATATATAATAATAGCACGCCTCTGAAAACTTATTATAAATTGTACTCATAATTGAATCAAAATTGTCAATTTTATATTCATTTTTTAATTTAATATACCAATCATCACCATATGCTAATTTAATATATTCTGAAATTACAGATGGATTTATTCTTTGAACCATATTAAGGGCTTGGTAATCTGTATCTTCTCTGAATTGTCCATTTTTCATTAAAATATTATATCGTTGCCATACATCTGTAAGTTTACTCTCCTCTCTATTTAATGGAAATAATCTAATTTCAGTTCTTGATGGTGATATTTCAGATATCCAAAGTTTATTATATAAATCATTATTACCTACTCTATTATTTATTAAAGTTATTTGAGTTTTAAATAAACCAGTACTATATCCAGCTTCTTTAATTAGTCTTTTAACATCAATAAAATATTCATTTGGTAATGCATATCTTTGTAATATAGTACCATCACCTATTAAAAAATAATCATTTATATTTTCAGTAGTTAATGGAATGTATCTTACAGTTCCATAATTTTGTTGAATTAATTGATTATCATTAGAATCATATAAGATGAATTCAATATTATCAGATTGACTTAATCCAAAAAATGACTGTAAATCTCCTTCTTCAAAGATTTTTCTATCTTTTGCATTGACATTATACGCTTTGTTGTCAATAATATCCTTAAAGTTTTTTAACGATTCTGCCATATATTATTATTTGTAAGAATGAACCTTACCTTTAAATGTTTTTTCTTCTTCTTTACCTGATTTTTTATCAATAACCTTTATACTAATATCTTCTTCATAATCTCTTTGAGATTTTCCTATACTAACAAAACCAATATCCAATCTTCCACCCGCTGGAACTTTTGGTTGATTTGGTTTATTAAATGTTAATCTTTTAGTTTCTCCGGCTTTTAAATCAAATGTTTCAGGAATATTTAAGAAAAATGTTTGTTTAATTTTAACAGTTATATCAAATCCCAATCCTGCTGATATTTCTACCCAACTACTACTCCATCCTTTAGCGTATCCAGCTGGTCCATTTACAACACTACCACCTCCTCCTAAATCCATATCATATGCGTATCCTTTACCTTCACCCTTTGATGGGTCACCTTTCTCCCAAAGTATTGCAGCAAGTTGTCCAGTTGAAACTGCTCCAGCTGCTAATGCTTGATTCTTAGCTGATAATTGTTCTTTGTATTCATCGTTAGCTTCTTTTAAAGCTTGATTTCTAGCTGTTAATGAAACTCTTTGAATTGCTTCAGCTACACCTTTTTGAATCGCGTTTTGTAATTCAATAATATTACCTTGTACTTTACTTATTGTTTGTTTTAATTGATTTTGATAAGATGCTACTAATAATTTTTGTGCATCTACATCAATTCTTAAACTTTCAGATACAATTTGTAAATCACTTATTTTTGCATTTAAATCATTAATAGTAAAATTTAATCTTGTTACTTCATTGGTTAAATCAATTACAGATTGTGTTACTGGATTATAAACTCTTCTTGGAACTGTATCATCTAATGGTGGTGGTTCTGGTGGTATTAGTTCAAATATTTTAACATCTAATGATTTTATTAATTCATCATTATTGTATTTTGGTTTTCTTAATTTGCCATGTATTATACCATCACTTAGTACATCCGTTTGAAATGTATTTATACCAAACGCGGATTTTGATTTAACACCCAAAGAGCCGCTAATTGTAATATTTTTAATATTAATTTCGTCTTGTAAGCCCGTTTTTACCATTTTATTTTTTTACTATACTAAATGTTTGATTATTATCAAAATATTGAATATCACCATCCATATCAATTTTAAATTCAATTTTATAAACTCTATCAGCTTCCCAATTTGAAAAATTAATTTTTATGTAATTACCATTTTCATCACAACTAATTTTAGAGTAATTAGAAAATGGTACAATTATATCATCTGAATTTACATCCTTTATTTGATAATATGAATTTTTTGGAAGATATTTTATTACATTATATGCAAACTCCGTTCCAAATGTTTTTACAGGATATAATTCTCTAGCAAATATTTTAATCTTTACATCAGTTCCTAACTTATATTCAGTTTTTGGATTAGATACACCAACTTTTATTTCATCACTATCTAATGCTAACATTGAACCTGTAATGTATATCTGGTCATCCCAACCTATTCTAATTTTTGGTTGATATATTGTGTGCGTTTCTTTACTGAATACTTTTACAATACCATAATCTTGAGTATCATTTTCTTTAGAACTATCGTGCTTAATTATTAATCCTTCGTTTTGAATAGAACCGCTTATCCATAATTTTAATATAGATTTTACATCCATATCAATATCAGCGGTTTGATAACTAAATGTTTGTGAAGTTGAATATCTACTATCCCAAACACCACCAGTTCCATCGGTAGGATTACTAGCCATATTTAAAGTTAATCCATTATCTATCCAATCAATTACAGTATCACCTTCTCTATAATTCCAACAAACTCCCGTAGTTGATATATTATCAAATCTAGTACCATTTCCCATTTCCCAACTACCAGTAATTGTAAATGCATATAATGTATAATCTATTGGAAGTTCTTCACTTTTTGTTTCTTTCAGTATAAGTTTAGCTTCTTCTATTACGGACCCAGTCTTTAAAGATGATAAATCAAATTTTATCAAAGCTCTGGATACATCTTTAATGTTTCCATAATAAACTTTACTTATTTCCATTATCTCATCAAGCCCAGTATTTTGATTGGGTTGTTGTAAATACACCGATGCATCTTTTGATGCTGTTAAAAAATTATATGCCATTATCTTGCTTTACCTTTTATGTCTGCATCTGGGAATTTAACTTCAAAAATAGATGGGTCTAATGATGGATATACAATCTTATCTTTAGTTGCCGATTCTATATTATATGAATTTGGCGAATATCTCCCTCCACATTTATTTGTAATAGTAACCATTGGTACAGAAGAAACTCCCTCCACATTTGCTATTAATAACTCAACTTCACTTAAATTTATTGTTTGATTAAATGTCCAATTATCAATTAAAAAATATTCTTTCAATGCGTTAATACAATTTGTAACAACTTCAGATTTATTATAATTTTGATAAGTTATAATTTCAAATTCAACGCCAATATTAATAACAAATCCATCATTAAAATTAACACCATCCGTAAGAATTTTGTATTCGTTCAAATATGTTTTTAAATTTTCTTTAACTGCTCTATTCAATGGAGTTAAATTATAATTACCATCATATCCCAACATATATAAATTTATTGCAAATGGATTATTTTTTTCATTTTCGTTTGAAGTTTTTCCAATAAGAAAATTGCGTATCTCACTATTAACAGTAGATTCCGTTGGCTCTTCATTATCTGGTTTGTTTACAAAACCCATTACCAATTGTGTAAACTCCTGTAAATTGTTTGGTGATGCTAATATTGATGATGGTGAATTATTATCCAATGTACCGTCTGCAGTTGCATATGATTTAGCTATTGCACCATACTTTGAAGGTAATGATAACGCTCTTATTTGATAATCTTTTGCAGTTACTGCTCTATTTTGTGCACCAAAATTTGCCAATGCATTTTGTCTAATTTCTTCTATCGTTTCCCCACCTCTACCACCCATCGCAGCCATTTCATTATCAACTGCTATTGAGTTTTTCAATGTTTCATATGTAGCGGCTTCAGCAGCTGTTAATCTATATGAATCCGTTATATGTTCTATTCTATTTATAGTTTTTAATTGACCTGCTCCAATATTTGATTGTACGCCACCACCAGCTAAATACCTAACAGTAATTGTTGTATTTGATGGAGATGTTCCATATGTTTTTGTTTTTAGAAAATTAGTTGGGTCAAATGATTCCTCCAATCTATTAATTGAATTTGGTAATCCCAATCCAACATTTTTAAGATTTGGAATTAATTGCTCATCAGATGCCGTTGGGTCACCTGCGCCAAATTGTAAAGTAGTTGTACTATTTGTATTTATTTTTGTAGTAAATCTTTTTGATGTTTTAATTGTTTTTAAAACATAAGGTACAGTTGTTTTAAATTGATATAAATCAGGATCATTTGATTCTGTATTTGGATGGTCTATAAATACCATTTCTTGTGCTAAATAAGGAACTTCATACCATTTGTTATTATTAGAATCCCTTACATCTTGTATTTGTATTATATCAGTATCAGTTAATGTTACAGTTTGGTATGGAGAATACGAACCAAATGTAAAATCTTTTGTTAAAGTTGTACCAGATATAACTTTAGTATATTTTTTTGCTAAATATAATGTAATCTCACCAGTATTAGAATCTCTTTGATATGGTATTATTTCTCTATCGTAATCATCTGAAAAATCAACAACATCTGTTGTTGTGAATGATATTGTATTTTCGGTAGATGTAACTACCATGCCTTCTTTTATTTTAAAATAAAATCTTTCATCTGGTTTATTATTTGCACCACTACCAATTGCAGGAACTAATTGATATACAGATAATGTTGTTGTTGCTGGGCTGGTTACTTTTGGTTTGTATCCTAAATATTGTGCCAATGCTAATACATTATCTCCATCTTCTGCGTATGTAATTAAAGATTCTTTAAAAGTGTCATCAATATAAAAAGATAAAACATCACCAACATATGCTGCCAATTCTATGAACATTGTACCCGGCGATGCAACACTAAAATCGTTATGTGTTTTTGGAAAATATGTTTTAGCAAATTCAATTAAATTATCTCTAAAAGCATTAAAGTCTTTATTAAGATATTTTATATCCTTTCCGTTATTTTTAAATGTTTTATTTAATGAATTTATTGCCATTTTTTTAATTATTGTTGAATACTAAATTGAACTTCTGCAGATTGTTGTGTATTTTTCATTATAAAACTTAAGGATATACCAACCGTATTATTATCCTTTTGTGCATCGCTCATTGTAACATTTATTTGAGATATTTCAACATCAGGAACCCAAGTTGCAACTTCTCTACTTATTATATCTTGTATCTTTCCATCCAAACTATTATCTTCTATATCAAATATTAATGAAAATAAATCAGTTCCAAAATTTGGTTGCTGAACTCTTTCTCCTTTAATTGTTGAAAATAGATTCATTAAATTAGCTTTAGCTTGATTAAGAACAGTATAATTTAAAGAGTCATATCTAGTTATTCTAATAGGAACAGTCAAACCTAATGCAAAATCATTAAATGCTTTTGTTTCAATTACTGGTTTATTTCCTAATATGATTGCCATTATTTCTTATTAAATCTCTTTACAAGTTCTGAATAATCTCTATTAAAAGCTTTATCTAACTCAGCTACTCCAGTATTTACACCTAATCC